GATTGGTCCGGTGGTACTATGACACCACCAATAAGAATATCTATTCTTTGTCATACCCCTTATTTATATGATGTGACCCTACGTCACTTAAGTTTTATTTAATTATTTGTTTGACATCCTAGCTTGTGGCTGATCTTAATTGATCACAACTTAAAAACAGACAAAGGATATAACGAAATGACATACGAAAAAGTAAAGCAACATTACCTCTCAGAAAACTTTGAATTTGCTTTGGCTACGGAAGCGCAGGTCGATAAACTTTCTGATTGGTTAGACAAGAACGGACACCATAATGCGGCTCACATGCGCTGGGATGAATACCAAGAGGAATTATATTTCCTTAGAATGGAAGCTTGATCTTATAGGTGACATCTGCCTAGGGTGTCACTTGTTAAGACCAAACCTGTAAACCACAACCAAGGAGTTAATCAAATGACAACGGACACAACATACAACGGCTGGAAGAATAAAGAAACTTGGCTAGTAAATATATGGTATATGGATTCAATGCCTGAGTACTTCTCAGAAATGGAACAGTATTACGTTGAGCCTGACGAACTTGAGGAAGCTGTAACCTATATAGCAGAAGAATGTGAAGCCTTGTCGTCACTACCTTCAGGCTTGCTTGCTGATTTTATAAGTACTTGCTGGGGTGAAGTCGACTGGCATAGTTTGGTTGAGCACTTGAATGACAACCTTAATGACATGGAAGAAGAGGCTGCGTAATGCGTAGAGAATGGCATTTTGTTTATGGTGACAACGGTATCAAGGCTCAGGGTTGGGAAGAAACAGCCCTAGGGTGGCGGCAAGTAGATCCTGATTACTGGAAGCCTGGAAGCTATACGGTAATAGAATGGCCTCAAGCTATCCCTGAGCCTGTTAAGTACGGCCCACCTAGAGAATTATGGTAAAAGTTTTGCTTTATTGGTGGCACCTACTTAGGGTGTCACTGGATAAACCAAAACCTAAACTAAAGGAGAAACTAAATGACACCTATACAAGCCTTCGAACTAGCTATTGAATTAGCTGTAACGGCACCGACAGATGCCAAAGCAATGCAAGCTACACATCTAGCAGAAGAGATTGCATTGCAGCTGACACATAAGCAGGTGCAAGAGATTATGGCAAAGTTCGAAACAATACACTAAGAAACTAAAGGAGAAACTAAATCATGTTCTATTGCATAGCAACCAAAGCACTCAAGGATGGCACCAACGGCTTCCGATTCAATGTCTGTGGCGTCAAAGGATTGACTCGCAAGAGGATCTCTAAACGCCGCTGGGGCATAGCCAAAGGCAAGTCAATGGTGTCATTGCATATCGGTAAGCGTTCTGTTTATATCGAACGTAAATCAAACAAGACCAAAGGTAAAAGGATCAGGCACTTTGCGGGATGAATTGCCAACGTATCTCGAGAGAGAATTGGATCTGCTGGGTGTTGTGCCTGAACGTATGACACTTAAGCAACCACAAGAGAAACAAGAGCCACCTAAAGTATGGGATGGCAAGGGCGATTGCCCCTTTTAGACAGGGAGAGGAAGAGACACAATGACCAGGACAAGGGCAAGACAGTTAGAGGTTGTAAGGGTAGCAAGGGCCAAGGCATTTGTTGACAACTACAAGATGAACCAGGGTTGCAATAGGTGCGGCTTTGCCGAGCATCCTGTAGCCCTACAAATGAACCACATAGACCCTAGCACTAAGTTCAAGAATGTCTCTGAGTTAGTGAAGAAAGGTGTCATTGATACAATCAAGACGGAGCTGTCAAAGTGTGAGGTTCTTTGTGCTAACTGTCACGCTGTCCACACATATGCAAACCAACATCACAGAGAGGAGTTAGGCTCATGATACGCATCATACTGACCAGCAAGAGAACAAACCAAGAGATCTGCTATCATACATGCAAGCGACTGGACGAGGCGGAGAGACATGCCGAGAGATATAGTCGTGTGGATGGTATCAAAACGGAGATAGTGGAGGTGACACAATGACAAAGCGTAAGGACATAACACCAATAAGATCATACCAGATAAGACAAATAGATGTTATTGATGATGCTGACTGGCTAACGGAGCAAGAACGTGTCCTTAGGTATGAAGAAGAAATAGAAGAGTGCCTGTTGGTGGTGGTGCCTAAGGATATATACCTATAGAACCCTTGTCAGGGACAAGCCCTAGGGTAACAACATTTTCAGATGTGTCAAGAGGAAATCGACATGGATTATGAAACAAATATCAGGCGTCATGACGGAGAGTATACCGTCTATGGAGAGCTATGGGATGATGGTGTGGGGTTCTGGGATAAATGGGGTGATACAGGCTATACCTTCGAGGTGCAGCACGAACCAGAGTTCTCCGTCACTGAGCTATACAACAAGGATGGCAAGCCCGTTCCATTAACTACCTTGACACCTAAGGAGATCCTTGTCATCATAGACATCTTCACACAAGATTACTGGGAACACATATTATGAATTGGAAATCACATAAGCCTTGTCCATACGAGGATTGCGGTAGCACAGATGCCTTTAGCTATAACCTGGACAGCATGTCAGGTAGGTGTCACAGCTGCGAACGTAAGTACCCAAGGGACAAGGCAGCAAAGCTAGACTGGGCAGAGGATGAGTATCCTACCCAAGGATACCAACAACAAGAGAAGGATGATTGGGACATGGAGCCAGCGATCAAGGCAGTGCCTACCGAGGTACTCACAGGCGTATACCGAACCATACGCAGCATCTCAGACCAGAGCATGCGAAAGTATGACTGCAAGACATACCTGGACAAGGATGGCAAAGAGGTTAAGCAAGAATACATCTACCCTTCTGGTGGTGTTAAGACACGTTACTTCCCAAAGGAGTTCCGTGCAGTTAACCTCAAGTCAGACGAGCTATACGGTATGAATCTCTGGAACGCAGGGTCAGGTAAGATTGTGACCATATGCGAGGGTGAGCTAGACGCCATGTCTGCCTATCAGATGTGTCATAACCCTAAGTTCTCCTCTGCCTTTGTGTCACTGCCATCGGCAACACCATCGAAGAAGCTATGGACAAACACAAACGATTGGCTGTCATCCTTTGATAAGATCATTCTGTCTATCGAGCATGATGACCAAGGCAATGCCGTGGCCCAGCGCATAGCTAACCTATACCCCAACAAGGTATACCGTGTGCAGCATGACAAGTACAAGGATGCCAATGAGTTCCTTGAGGCAGGTGCAAAGAATGAATACTATAACGCCTGGATGAATGCCCGTAAGTATACCCCTGAGAATGTCATCAACACCACTGACCAGTTCCTTAGCCTCTACAACAAGGCAGAGAACCACACCTATGTTGAGACAGGCATACAGGACTTCGATGATATGTGCCTAGGCTTGATGCAAGGACACTTCACCCTGTTCAAGGCCCAGACGGGCATAGGTAAGACAGAGTTCATGCGCTACTTGGAGTATCGTATTCTGGCTAAGAACCCTGACATCAAGATCGCCACATGGCACATGGAGGAGACTAAGCTACGATCCTTGTTGGGTCTGGTGTCATACGACATCAAGGATAACGTGACCCGCATGGACTTGATCGAGGACAAGGGTGTCAGCGCCAAGGTACAAGATTCAATCAGCAACATAACCAAGGACGAGAGACTATTCCAGTTCTTCTTGAATGACGAGGACGATCCCCTTGACCTGCTCGGGCACATACGTTATCTATCCCAGGCTTGTGATGTTAACTATATATTCTTCGAGCCTATCCAAGACATCGCAGCTAACATGGGCGGTGACGAGAGCAAAGAGCAATTCCTTGCGGATCTATCTGTCAGGCTATCTAAGCTGGCCGCTGAGTTGAACGTAGGTATCGTGACCATCGGGCACACTAATGATGACGGTCAGGTTAAGTACTGCCGTATGATAGAACAACGAGCATCTGTTGTTGTTGATCTACAACGCAACAAGATGGCTGAGGACGAGGACGAAAGAAACACAACCAAGTTACTCGTCACAAAGAACAGACCAGTGGGTCCAACAGGGTACGCAGGTCAGCTCAAGTTTAACACTAACACCTTTACATTGGAAGAAAAGTATGCCTTCATTTGATGACCTGACAAACATGACAACAGTAGCAGCAGCCCTATACTTCCTTGGGATCTACTTCCACTACGTCCATGTCAAAACTATCTTTCACCTCCTCGATAGATACGAGGACTTAAACAAAACTAAAGCTATCTTCCACAGTGTAACGTGGCCTATCACAGTGCTAGTAATTATGTGGGATGAGTTCTTTGGAGCAGAAGAGGACGAAGACTTAAAATGAAAACCGTAGCAATGGACATAGAGACAGATGCTATAGATGCCACACGCATCTGGGTTATCTGTGCCAAGGACATAGACACAGGGGAAACAGAACAGTTCCTTAATGTGTCACACATAGAAGAGGAGAAACAAAGGTTCATAGAGTACTGCGCTGATGTTGAAACATTTGTATTTCACAACGGCATTGCCTTCGATGCCCCAGTAATTAACAGGTTGCTTGGTGAAACTGTTGTTGACTTACACAAAGTACTCGACACTCTTATTGTGTCACGCCTTGTGGACTACACCCTGGATGGTAAGGGGCACAGCCTCAAGGCATGGGGACGTAGACTAGGTGACCATAAGCTAGACTTCAAGGACTTCTCAGCCTTAACAGAAGAGATGATCTTCTACTGCCATCAGGATGTTACTGTGACGGTGCTTCTCTACAACACACTTAAGCCTGTCATCAATGACCCTACATGGGACGAGGCTATCAGGTGTGAGCATGAGATCCAGATGCTATGTGAAGAGATGACAGACAATGGCTTCTACTTTGATAAGAACCAAGCAGATACACTGCTCGATGAGATAGAGCTGAGGATGTTTGAGCTAACCGATGCCTTCCAAGAGGACTTCCCTCCCCAACTACAAGAGGTAAACCGTATAAAGTATAGGCGTAAGGCTGATGGTTCTCTTTTCTCTAACGTAACCAAGGCACACGAGCAGTACGAGAAGACAGTAGTAGACTGGGCAGCTCAACCACCTGAGCTAGTCTGCTATGACTACATAGAGTTTAACCCCGGCTCACCCAAGCAGCGTATAGAAAGACTTTGGGAAGCAGGATGGACACCAGTAGAGAAAACAAAAGGACACATTGAATATGACCGAGAACAAAAACAAAGATCGAGGTACTAAGTTTGCTAAGTACGGATGGACACTATCCGAGGCAAACCTTAGCACACTCCCTGAGACAGCCCCTACAGGAGGCAAACGTCTTGCCGAGTGGTTGACCCTTGAGGGACGTAGATCGTCACTGGTTGAGTGGCTAGGGCACTGTGGGGATGACATGCGTATCCATGGTAGGTTTGCACACATCGGTGCATGGACAGGACGTATGGCACACCGAGCACCTAACCAAGCTAACATCCCATCGGAGTTCCATGGCACACCTAAGTCTGCCGTTGAGGAGGTGAAGCACAGGTACGATGGTAGGTTCCGCAGCCTATGGACAACGCCTGATGGTTGTTTGTTGGTGGGTACTGACGCAGAAGGTATCCAGCTACGAGTACTTGCTCACCTCATGAAGTCAGAAGAATATGTACACGCTATTGTGTCAGGCCGTAAGGAGAATGCGACAGACATCCACAACTTAAACCGCAAGGCCTTGGGTATGTCACACATCACGAGAGACATGGCTAAGACATTCATCTACGCCTTCCTGCTAGGAGCAGGTAACGAAAAGATCTCTCAGATCCTAAAGGTAAACCGTAAGGAAGCAACACAAGCAGTAGATAACTTCATGGAATCTATCCAAGGATTGTCTGAGTTGAAGAAGAAGATTATACCCTACGTTGCTGGACGTGGTTACTTCAAAGGTTTAGATGGACGTAAGGTCAAGGTTCCATCTGAGCACAAAGCCTTGGCTGGTATGCTACAGAATGGTGAGTCTGTCATCATGAAACATGCAGCCCTACAGTGGGTGCGTGAGGCAAAGCAGCAGAACCTAGACTTCAAGCTAGTTACCTGGCCTCACGATGAGTGGCAGACAGAGATCCGTGGTGGCATGGAAGAAGCAGAACAATTAGGTTTACTACAACGTCAATCTATTGTTGACACAGGAGTTAAATTCGGTATGATGTGCCCTCTAGCTGGGTCAACTGACATCGGTAAGAATTGGAAGGACACACACTAATGCTCCCTTATATTGTTGCAGGATCACCCATAATTTTTGTCTTGACAATGCAGGCAATAGTTTATATAGCTAACAACAATACCAAACGCCAGTAAAAGGAGATACCTCAATGGCAGCTAAGAAGAAAACTAAGTTCGGTGTATTCGAAGGTGAATTGTTTTATCCTCGTTTGTTCGAAGATACCATGGACACTTCTGAGTACCACGAACGTACAAAAGGTCAGTACAATACCATGTTCGTACCTAAGGACAGTGAAGAATTGAATCGTTTAATTGCGATGGGATTCCCTGAGGTTTCCCTGGGTAACCAGATGGTCAAGCCTATCGCCATAGCTGATGACCGCATGGGTGTTAAACTTAAGCGTCCTAATGTACACCCTTCAGGTATTGAAGACTTTGGTGGTGCACCAACAGTTACTCATGGCGTGACCAGCCAGAAGTGGGATAACATTGTTGATGGAAACTTAGGTCATGGCACCAAGGCCAAGGTAAAGATCTCTATCTACGGTGAGGGTGAAAGAGCAGCGGTACGATTAGAGAAGGTTGGTGTTATCGAACACGTACCCTACCAAGAGTTAGCTGAGGCCGAAGACCGCTGGTAGGTAAACAAAGGGTGGGGCTTAATTGTCCCACCTTTAACCACTTAAGGATGGACAGATGATTAAAGCAACGTACATTGACCATATGGGTAATGACTTAACAGTAGCTAACGCTGCTCGTGTGTCATTTGGCAAGACAAGTGAGATGGAAGACGATCCTTGGGGGCCACCTAAGCTCAAGAAGAAAGACGATAAGCTGATCCGCTACCTCGCCAAGCACAAACACATTAGTCCATTCGGTCACTGCTTCGCCAGCTTCCACGTCAAGGCTCCGATCTTTGTGGCACGTCAGCTAGTCAAACATAAGTTCCTGCGTTGGAATGAGATCAGCCGCAGGTACGTTGATGATGAGCCAGAGTTCTATGTGCCTGATGTATGGCGTGGACGTAGTGCAGATAAGAAGCAAGGTAGTGAGGGTGAGGTTAAGCTAGGTAAACTAGACGATGCAATCGTGTCAGACAGCCCCTATGAAGCCCTTACTGCCTACCAATCCCTGCTTGATGCAGGCGTAGCGCCTGAGCAAGCACGTATGGTACTGCCACAGTC